AAAAGAATGAATTTTCATATCTGTTAGATATTTATATGAATTTTCTACTTTGTAATATTCTTTTTCTTGTAGCTGAGAATTTATAAATTCTAATTTTTTCTTAAATACAACAATTGTGTCATCCATTATTTCGTTTACAAATCTCAACCTTGAATTTATTATATTCAATTCATTTCCAAGTTTACTTTGTAATTGTTTTTGTCTTTTTATGTAATATTCATTGCGTATTCTCCAAAAGTGATATATTATTTCTTCTGCGTTCTCCATTTTTACTATTTCATTTTTTTCATTGAATACATGCATATTTTTTGCAGAGATGTAGGAAATTAATTTCATTTTCTTTTCGAATTCTCTGTTGTCTGTCCATTCTATTATATTTTCTAGCGGTATTTTAATTTCAAAATTTACAGTCGTTTCAGTAGAGTTATTCTTATAAGAATATATCAAGTTTTCTGTCTCTAATTTATCTAGAAAATTCTTATAATCATCTGTCCATGTTCCTATTGGTAATTCAGATATAATAACCGTATTTTTATCTATAGTGTAAATTCCGTGTGTAGTCCATTTATTTTCTTCTACTCTTTTGATTTCTCCGGCGAATCCTTTATACCAAGGAGTAAGTTCTTTTATCTCAGAGTCTTCGTCTTCTACAAGTCTAAGAAGACGGTCTTTAACTTCTTCTGGGTTGAAACAAGGAATGTCTGTAGAAAATCCTGTTCCAATTCCTCGCGCCCCATTTAACAGAATTAAAGGTAATGTTGGAACATAAAATCTTGGCTCAATTGAATATCCGTCTTCGTCGAGATATTCTATTATATTATAATCATCTGGATTAAAAAGTTCTTTGAATTCTTCAGATAGTTGAGTAAAAATATAACGAGGACTTGATGCATCATTACCCCCTTGAAGTCTTGTACCAAACTGTCCAATTGGTTTTAGTAAATTTATATTATTTGAACCAACATAATCCTGGGCTAAATTTATAATAGTGTCCATTAAACTCGTTTCTCCATGGTGATAATTAGTTTTCTCAGAAACATACCCAGACAATTGAGAAACTTTTATTTCCGAGTATAAATTTCTTTTTATACATGCATATATAATTTTTCTTTGAGATGGTTTCATGCCGTCCACGATATTGGGTATAGACCTGATATTATCTTCTATTGAGAATAATACTAATTCTTTGTTTACTAAATCTTTCACACTAACGGATTTAATATTATAATCGAGTGTCTTATGACTTTTAATATTATCAAGTATCCATTTTTTTCTAGAATCTGTTTCTGTTTTGGTAAATGCCATATTGAGATATTTTTCATCCTCATCAGAATTGTTTTTATAATCTAATGTTTTCATATTTTTAAAGTATTCTTTGGCTTCTTGGGGAGTACTTGTACCAAGTCCCTTGTAATATTTTACTTTCCATCCGGAAATTTCATTTGATTCTTTCCATTTTTTATAATCGCTTAGATTATAAAATGGTACAATTTGATTTTTTTTTGTTAGTTTAATAACGGGAGTTACTAACGAACTAATAAAATCTTGTTTTAACAGTTCTGGCCACCCATTCCCGATAAAATTAACAAATAGACTTTTAATATGAAATCCATCCGTGTCTGCGTCTGTCATTATAAGAATTCTTCCATATCTTAATTCAGACACGGATTTGTATTTTTTATTACTTTGAAGACCTAAAATATGTTTAATATTATTTATTTCCACGTTGTTAGAAAGCTGTGAATAAGTGGCAGTTCTTGTGTTTAGCATTTTTCCCTTTAGAGGAAATGCTCCATAGTAATCGCGCCCAACTACAGATAGCCCAGATATAGCAGTTGTTTTTGCTGAATCTCCCTCTGTGAAAATTATAGTACATAATTTAGATTCTTTTGTTCCCGCTTTATTTGCGTCGTCTAATTTGGGAATTATAACTCTATTTGTTTTTTTACCGTCTGTTTTCTGTAAAGATTTCTTTTCTTTAGCATTTGCTAAAGCAAGAATATTCTCAATTATACCCATTTTAGAAACATTTTTTATAAAGTCGTCAGACACTGTAAATTTACTACCAAAATCAGAAATTTTAGTAATATTTTTCTCCTTTGTTTGGGACGAAAAAGACGGATTTACAATTAGACAATTAATAAATACAAATAGATTGTCTTTGATGTATTGTGGCTTAATTGTTAAATTTTTGTGTTTTTCCTGAATTAATTCTGTTAATTTTTTAATAATAGGATTTATTACATGATCTACGTGAGATCCTCCATCTGTAGTATTTATTCCATTTACGAATGAGATACATTGAAATCCTTTTTCGGATGGGGATATACATACCTTCCATCTTTCAGTTTCGTGTATAACTCTTGGATATGTTTTACGATCTCCAATGTAAAGACTTATATATTCAGAGAAATTTTTAATTGTCAATTTTTTAGAGTTTATATAAACAGAAACATTTTTTGATGTTATTGCACATATGTCATATACTCTTTTTTCTAGAATACTTTTTGTAAACTCGTCTATTTTTTCTATTCCGAATCTTTTAAAATCTGGTTTGAATGTAATTTTAGTGTATTCTTTGGTACTTTTTGTAATTTTTGGTTTATTAATTTTACTTAAGTTTTCTTCGAATAATTGGATGTATTTTTTACCTCCCTTTGCAGTTTCTATAGTAAATTCTTTCGAGAATATTGCTGTTAATTTAGCACCGAGTCCATGAAGCCCACCTGTAGTTCTTTCTTCTGAATCATCAAAATTACTAGATGTCAATAGATTAGCGAAAATAAGCTCTGGGATATAAATTTTATATTCTTGATGAATCTCTATAGGAATCCCAGAATCATTATATACACTAATTTCATCTTCTGTAATGTCAACTTTAATACAACTCACTGATTTATTTCTTTGAACTTCGTCCGATGCGTTTGTTAGAATTTCGTCAAATATTTTATATACTCCGGGATTCCATTCCCCTGCTGTAAGTTTCATAGAATTTTCTTTGAATATCCACATATTAGATTTAGTATTCTTTGTATCCCCAACATACATGCCCGGTCTCGCAAGGACATGTTCTATTTGAGAATACTTTTTGTATTTCTCAGTCATTAACTGATTATAAAATGAATTTAATTTTTAAATCAGTTATTTTTTTGTAAATTTTATTATTAGGTGTCTTGTTTGATTTTTTCTATTATAGAATTTATTTCTTCCGGTGTTTTATAGCCTACAAACCGGTCAGACTTATTTTTATACTTAACAATTGTATCAGGTATAGTGTAAATATTGTTATCCATGAAGAATGATTCAAAATCTTCGTTATCTATACTTATATTATAAATTAAAACATCTGGAATATTTGTTAGGGTTTTCTCTAATTCTTTACATGGGATACACCATTCTGCACCAAATTTAAAAAATATAACTTTATCTCCAAAATCAACATTATTAATAGTATTATATTTTAATAGAGTTTCTATCTCGACCGACATTTATAATATATTATAATATAATATATAATGTTTTTAAATTACGTGGTTAAAAAAATATTTTTTATTATTTTATAATTTATAATTATGTTAGAGTTTTATACATTTGATTTGACAGCCATTATTATAATTGCATTTACGTCTTTTTTTATTTATAAATTTATAGAATACTTCGATACTGATAAGACAAATGATTATAGTTTAGTTTTTATATGGTCCTTGTTGTTAGGTATAACAGTTAGTATTGTAATTTCTTATATTACAATAGAAAGAGATATTTTACTAACTTCGAATTACTGGGAATAATTCGTGATTTAAAATAATAAAATACTATTATAATGTCTATCAGTCTATCAAAGTTTAATCCTCGAAAAATAGAAGAAAGAAGAAAGTCTGGGTCTGGGCCAGCGACATGCGTTTTCATTGGTAAACGAGGAACAGGAAAAAGTACGTTAGTTGCGGATATATTATATTATATGAGAAAAATACCTGCCGGAATTGCTATTTCTGCAACAGAGGACGGTAATGAATTTTACTCTAGTTATATTCCGGATATTTTAATACATTCAGAGTATAAACAGGAAATTATACAATCGGTAATATCAAGACAAAAGAAAGCAATCACTAAAAATAAAAGCACCGATAATAATGATGTATTCGTTTTATTAGATGACTGTATGTATGATAGAAAAATGATAAGAGATCCAAATATTAGAGGAATATTTATGAACGGTAGACATTGGCGCATAACTTTTATGTTAACTATGCAATATTGTATGGATTTGCCTCCCGATCTTCGAGCTAATATAGATTATATTTTTATTTTAAGAGAAAATATAATTCAAAATCAAGAGAAAATTTATAAAAATTTTTTTGGTATATTCCCTCATTTTTCCATATTTCAAGATGTTTTAAATAGTTGTACAGAGGGATACGAATGTTTAGTACTTGATAATACATCAAGAAGTAATAATATTCAAGAATGTGTTTTTTGGTATAGAGCAAAACCAAATAGAACCTTTAAAATAGGTTCCAAAGAATTGTGGAATTATTGTCGTAAAAACTATGACGAGAAAAAGGCGAAAGATGTACAAGAATATGATTCTAAGAAACTTAAAAAGAAAAATACACCATCTGTTACTGTTAAGAAATTAAAATAGGATTCTCTTCTTTATTTTGATATACATTTTTAAGAGTATAGTAATGACGACTATTATCACGTTTATATTTATATTTTCTTGATGGAAATACCGTTTTATTTTTAAATCTAATAAATAATCGTCTGATGTTTATTTGAGATTTTATTACATATTTTGATAATTCAAATAAATTTTTTGTTATATAAGAATTATTAATATTGTCTCTTAAACATCTATAACCCAAAATAATTAAAGCGGTGTCTGCGTTTTCCATAACCTTTGAAAAACTTTCTTTTTCATTTGAAGAACTTTCCACATAAAATATCGTCGCATCTTTATAATTTTTCATTACTTTTAAAGACCTTTATAATTAACAATTATTTATTTAAAAAGAAAAATTATACTATAACATAATTGTAATGTATAAAATTAATAAAATACTGGAAATTCCCCAATACGAACAAAGATCTGAAATGTGGTTTAAACAAAGACATAATAAATTAACTTCTAGTGATGCAGCAACTGTTCTTGGATTAAATCCTTATCAAAAATCACACGAAGTATTGTTTAAGAAATGTGGATACGATCCAAAACCATTCGTTGGAAATGTTGCTACTAGACACGGTCAAAAATATGAAGATGAGGCAATTATTAAATATTGTAATTTAACTGGTCAAACTAATTACAATTTTGGTTTAATTTCACATAGTGATGTATACAATTGTAATGATTATCCTTGGTTAGCTGGATCTCCAGATGGAATAGCTATAGATAAAGATAATTTACACGCGGAACCAGTTTTATTGGAAGTTAAGTGTCCATATAGACGAAAAATAATTTTTGGAAAAATACCAGATCATTATTTACCGCAGGTTCAATTGAATATGTTTATATGTAATTTAAATGTGGGAGATTTTATAGAATATTGTCCGCCAGATGTTATGAATATAGTTAGAGTATATCGAGATGAAAATTGGTTAAAATGTAATTTACCCATTTTGAATACTTTTTGGGAATCGGTGGAATATTACAGGGCTAATGATATAAAATCCCATCCTAAGTATCCAAAACAAACGAATATATTAGATTTTACTTCAAAGTCTGAAGAAAACGTAGAACAAGTAGACGATACAGTGGTAATTTTGGATAAATATGCAGTTAGAGATTTATAAATTAATAAAATAATTTATATTTAATATAATATGAAGATATCCGATCAACCAGGGCGTATTTTTGCAATATTATTACTTTCTCCGTATTTAATATATAGAGGTTATAAAATAGATGATAAAATATTATTAATAATGGGTATTTTATTTTTAATTTATGAATTATTTTGGGTTTTAAGTAACTGTTATAAGGTATGCGATGTTTAATTTATTATTTGAATTATAAGTTACCTTTTACAAAAAAAACATACTATTTAAAAGAATAATATATTAATAATTAAAATGGGTATAAGAGGATTAAATACCATGATTA